CTCTTTAAGTTAGGCATTGGGTTTCCCGTTTGAACCAAGTTAACCAACTTACTAAGCAAACTAATCTTAGGTTCAAATTCCGTTTCGGCGTTTAAAAGTGCTTCGTCTAATTCGTCCTCGTTTTCTCCTACTTCGCGCTCGTCAACTACTACCCATTCGTCGCTTAATTGGTTGCGGTCAACCTCGTCTAAAATGCTTTGTAATTCATTTACCGCGCTTAGCGCTACTTCTTCTTCGACCTTTCCGCTTGCGTCCATAAATTCGAGCGGTTTTAACGTCTCGAAATATAGTTTCAAACTGATTTGATTGTACGCTAAAATCGTATCTAAGGCATCTAAGATTAACTCTTGATAAGGACGTACAACCATGTTGTAATAAAGTACGAAAGAATTCTTTAATTCGTCCGCGTTGCTCGAAAATCCGTTTGAACTTGAAACCCCAAAAAGAAGCGGTGACGTTACGTTATGTCCAAGCATAATCTTTCTCATGCACTCATCGGAAAGATATTCGTAATGTTGCGGAGCGTCGTTTAGCGGTATGTCTACAACTTCGGTAGCTTGGTCTTTATTATTGTTGAATGAAATAATTACCCTTTCACCTTTTGAGCCTGTCAACTTGTTTTTAACGAGCCTTTCTGTATCGCTCATTTGCTCATCGGTAGGGATTCCGTTGTTAAAGTTAATTATCTTTGTTCCGCTAAATCCATTCTGAACCTCGTTAATTAAATAGTCGGCGATTTCTTCCTCTAAAACGGCATACGGAAGAGCACCTTGATAGTCAACTAACGCAAAATATTTTAATCCTACCGAATAAGGACGAACGTAAAGTATTTCAATGTCTTCTTTTGACGTACCGAAAGACGGAATTCGTTTAGGTGGGAACTTCTTTGTGTCCGTCCAATTATCCGAGTAATAATACGCTTCTATTTCACCGTCCGCATTGCACTTTTCAGGGCGTAAAAGGTGTACTGGTATGTGGTATGCCTTATCGATTCGCTTTCTGTCCTTAGAATAAATAACTTGAAACGCATACTGCCCTAACATCTTTGCATCCATGATAACTTTACGGATACAATCCTTGTTAAATAGAACCCTCATTTGAGCGTATTCTGAGGGCTTTTTAGACGCGTCTAAGGCATTTAATCCACGTCCGTAAATTAACTTTGCTATATTGTTTATTATGGCGTTATTCGTAGGTGAATAAGTGTACCTGTCAATCAGATATTGGAAGTAATCGTCATTTTCCCCGTAACTTACCCAATTTTCACGGCTACTTTCGTGTATGGAAGGCGTTTCGTATTTCGCTAAATCAACAAAGTGAACGTTATTCATAAGTTATGTACGTGTTTTGGGTCACATTTGGAATGTACTGCGACGTATTGTTAGGGTAATTATTCACGCTAAACGTGTCTAAGTTCTGAGACGTTACAAATACCTTGTCGTAAAAGGTCATTACTGCCCCATCAAAAAGGAACATATCGTACCAATGGTTCTCGATTAAATCAACGTCAACGTCTATTACAAGTTCCCAATAGTATTCTAATTCGGTAAATGAAACTATTGCAAAGGTCTGTTCGGTGTTTGTTTGGTCATCTCGGAATATACAAGCGTCCGCGTTTTCGTACCTTGGAACGATACTAAGTGTTTTCTGTGCGGCAATAGGTGTTATTACTTGCATATCTATATAACTATTTAAAGACGAATTGTTTTAAAACAAAAAAAGGGAGCAGACCGTTTGTCTACCCCCCTTAAACTAAGTATTAGGAGAATTAAGAGCCTATTTTAGTTATCTACGATAGTTGCACCACCAAACAATACCGCTAAAGACGCTTCGTCGTTACAATCTAAGAACGGTGCAGGGATGTTTTCCATACCTGTAAACGTTAAATTGTATCCGCTGAAATCACCCAAAGCAGAACCAGTTGAGAAAGTACCCGCTGTTACGTCGCACCCTCTTTCAAGACCTGCCAAAAAGAAGTTAAGGTTTCTGTCACGAACAACGATGTGAGGGCGTCCGTAAGAAAGTAACTTAACCGTTTTATGTGCGGCGATATCTTGACGCTTCAACTGAGCCACTACAACTTGCTCGAAGAACGTAGTACCGTTATCACGCGAAGATTGAATTGTTTGCTCGAATGAGTTCGCGCCTTTCAACTCAAATTTGTAAAGGTCAGTAATACCCGCAACTGCTGTAATTACATCTTCCTCGCCCGCTACAGCTGAAAAAGTTACATCTGTCGGGAAATTAATCCCGTAGTTTATTATGTAGATAGCGTCAATACCCGAAACCGAATCTTTACACGCTTCTAACCTTCCGTTTGCTATATCACAAGACATATCTAATATTTTAAAAAGTTAAAAATAGGGGGCTTTTACACCCCCGTTAATGATTATAGAGATACGTCGTAAACAACGCAGTCTTCTAAGATTCCGATTTGAGTTCCCGCAGTGTAACGAGCTACGAAACGAACGTTTTTACTGCCATCAATTGCACTCATATCAATTGTGCGGCACTCATTATGGTCCGAAAGCAAACCAGTTCCAAAGAACAAGTTCTCTTTAGTAGTTGCCAACATAGTGTTAGAATCCATTCCGTTAGCCATGAAAAGAGGAATACCGTCGAAAGTAAGAGCGTTAGCGTTACCATTGTACCAAGTAGTACCTTGGTTGTTGATACCTGCCGCTCCAACACCTGCCGCGAATCCACCAAGCGCACGAACGTAAGCACGAACTACGTTTTGTGGGGCATAGATTTTCAAACCTTCTTTTCCGTAAAGACGTGAAGGAAGAGCGTCTACTACTTTACCGATTTCAGCGAAAACGTTAGTAGGGTCAATAGTTGTACCTCCAACACCTTGAGCCAATGGGATACCTGTTCCAACCTCAGAAAGAGCCAAAGCGAAAAGACCGTCAAACTCACCGTTGTTTGCTCCGTTACCTGTCCAAATAGAAGTTTCGGTGCTTTCTGCCATTGTTCCAAGAACACGAGCGATAAAGAAATCAGTAAAGTTTTTAGGTAGCACGTCGAATGCGCTATAACCCATTTGGATAGCTTCCCAGTCATCTTCGAACTCATCTTTACAGATAGTTGCGTTAACTTGTAAGTACTTAGGCTCGATTACTCGGTCAGTAAGAGCGATTTCCCCTGTAGGGTCGAAGTCGCAAGTACTGTCTTTAACCAATCCTGTCGCACCTAAAGTTTTTACCGTGCTTCGGTATTTTACGTTAGGCATAACTGTGACACCACCATTTTCGATAGTGTTTGCGCTCAAAAGAGCGGCTGCGATGTACTTCCCTGCGAACTCACCCGCGTAGGAAGTAGTGTTTACTACGTTTGTAGGCATTTTGTTAAAAAATTAAGATTAATACAATTTATTTAAAACTCGGTCTAGCGAACTTTGAGCCTTTTGTTTTTCGTATCGGAATACTTGTACAGGCTTTTCGTTTTCAGGATTATAAGAAATAGGTTTAACGCTATTCTGTGTGCTTAATTCCGTCTTAATGGCGTTCAATTCAGCTTTCAATGCTTCGTTTTCTTCGCGCATTTTAGCAACCTCGCTAAACAACGTTTCCTTGATAATGGATTCGATAGTCTTTTTAGGCTGTCTTTCTTCGCTTGCCATTTCTTCCTCTACTGCGGGTGCTTCTTGTGCTTGCTCTTCCTCGGTAGTTTCTTCCATCTTTTCCTTGATTTCAGAAATAATACCTTCCTCAGTAACTACAAGAATGTACTCGCCGCCTTCCATTTCGTACTCACCAACAGGCAAAGGAACGTTTCCTTCCTCGGTTACTACAAATACTTCCGCTCCCGCTTCAAAAGAAGGTGCTTCGATTACGGTTGTTCCGTCTATTAGACGTGCTTGTTCAAGTTTAACTTCTATTCCTAAAAGCGTCTTGATTTCTTTTATTGCTTGTTTTGCGTTCATTATGCCATGTATTTATTAGCGCCATTAATGGCTGAATTAACATTCATTGAATTATCCCAATAGGCTTTATAAGTAGGTATTGCGTCTATTTTCAATCCTAAATCTTTAGCCGCTTTGTCCGCCTTTTCGTAAATTTTGTCTTCTTTGGCTTGAAATTTAGCGGCGGCGTTATAATAATTCCTCACATCTTTAATAGAAAGGTCATAAGCCTTTTGCAATTTATCCATGTCAGCTTTAATTTTTTCCGTAAGACTTACAGCCCCCGTCAAAGCGTTTGAAATTGCCGCGGCTTCTTTACCTAAATTGGCTAAATCGTCAGCAAGTGCCAATTCTACTTTTACCTCTGATAACTCAGTCTTTTCGAACTTCGCTATCTTTTCAAATACGTGTTTATTCATAACTAATTAACTATTTGGGTTTATATTGTTGCATTTTTAAGAGTAACTATTACTTTTTGTTCGTGGTTGGTTTACGTTTTGGCTTTGGCTTGTAGTCTGATTTTCTAAACTACCTACACCTTGTTCCCATAACTCACCGTTACAACATTCACTTTTATAAGTGTTGTCTTTGCATAGGCATCCGCGGCGACCGCCTAACGGGCTTACTGGAACTCGTTTATCTTCTTTAGGCATGGCTTAGTTTTTCAATGAAGTAAATAACGTCGTAGATTGCTCCTGAATGGCTTGCATTAAACTTTATTTGTAATCCGTCATTTGCTACGTTGTCGTTTGCGTAGAAATTAAAAGACCTTGAATAAACGTGTTCAACCCCGTTGCCCTTTGGGAATACAATAACGTCCGCTATGTTTGCGTAATCGGTGTCAGTAGGGCAATAAAAGTTTAAATCCGCGTGCGCATTATTCGTATCCATGTATGCTTTAAAAGCAATCGTAATCGCATACGTTGAACCCGCTTGTAAATCAAAAGACGGACTTACATACATATCTAAATCATAAGGGTCGTTTGAACTTCCTCCATTATTAGGTAACGTAAATTCCGTTTCGGCTGTCATTAAATACGGGTTTTCACTTGTGTATTCGGTATCGTCGTAACGCGCCCAACCGACTTGTAAAGTTTCATTATTAACAGGCGCAAATTGTACCCATTCTTCCCCGTTACCGACATAAAAACTACCGCTTGTTTCTACTAAAGCGCCGACTTCGGGAATTGATGCTAAACGCTTATCACGGTCTAAACTTTCCATTTGTACGGAATACTGACTATTTGAGCGTGTTCTTGGACGTGGTGCGGTTCTATTCATTGTTTAAAGGTTTTGAAGTATGTTTTTAATTTGGTCTAATAATGATTCGTGTTTACTTAGTTCCTCTTTGCTGTCGAAATACCCCTCGATTGAAAAACCTTTTACCTCACCCGCTTTTACCTTTTCCCAAACTTCCTGGTTATCCACTTTCATTGATAACATCCAAGTTCCCATTGGTAAATTAAAACCATACTTCACGCTTTTATCGTGCTTCTCATCCTCTACTATCCAACTTTCAACTACTGACATTCCGTTAATTTCTTTCATGTGTTCATAGGTCGCGTTGTTTTGCTTACCTCGTTTCAAGAAAAGTTCGGATGCTTTACGAATAGTATTCTCTGAAAAGAAAATATAGTATTCCTCTTTCGTCTTTTCGTTTAATCGTAAGATGTGCTTATTTGGAATCAAAGCCGCGCCCATCAAAATGCGCTTTTCTTCGTCTACTTCTTTCAGTTCTACAAAGTGCTTGTTCAATGCTACCCAATCTTCCTCGATTGCGGGGTGTTCTACAACACTAACGGCATACACGCCTTGTTTAATGTTGTTTTCGTCTAAAACTAATTCGATAACGTCCATATTTTGATAACTTAAAATGTTTACAATGTTGCATTATTTACCCTAGCCCTGTCTAATCCTTGCGCTGTGGTTACGTCACCGCTCACTACATACGCTTGTATTGGTTGTCCTGTAAGTTGAGCAAGTGCGTTTACGTTGGCGTTTCCTACCACGTTAAATTCAGGAGTTGTAACCGTGCCTAAATTTGGGGACTCAGGACTTCCTGTTACATCTCCCGCTTGGTATTGTTGTTTAGAAATATTTCTAATATTCGCCAAACCTGAGGCAGCGGCGGCTGCGGCGGCAAGAACCGCACGAACTACTGAAGTAGGGTCGTTTACAATTAACTGCGAACCATACGCGGCAACGGTATTTTTATACATTTCAACCGTAGCTTGTGCAATCTGTAAAGCCTTGTTTCGTTTAAATGCTTTCTTACGCCCTTCCTCGGTGTCTTTATCAAACATTGAGGTTAGATTACTAATTAAACTTAATCCCGCTTGCACGTTGTCGGCGTATTGTTGTTGCATGGCTACCTTATCGGCAAAATCCTTTTTCCTTTTCTCTAAATCTGCGGCGGCTTGTGCGTCCTTTTCAGCTTGTTCATTGTCTCTAATTACTTTAAGGTCGGCGTAATATTGTTGCTCCAATAGTTTTTTCAGTTCGGCATTATCTCCCGCCGCTTTTATCTCTTCATCAAATTTCTGTTGACGCAATAAAGCCTCATATTCGTACTTTCCTAAAAGTAATTCTTGCTCCTTTTGCCATTGGGCATCTTTTAACGCGTTTATTTTGTCTTGTTGTTCTTGCGCTTGTTTCGCTTCGGCATCGTCGTATTTTTGGTTTATGTCTAATTGCGCCAAACGAAGGCTTTCCGCTTTTTCCTTGACTAACTCGTCGTACTGGGCTTGCTCTATTTCTTTCTTGTTTAGTTTTTCTTCAAGGTCTTTAAGTTCGTATTTTGAATTTAGTTGAAGTTGCGCAAGTTCCTTTTCGCGTCCTTCCTTCATTTGGTTAATACGTTCCTGTTCTATCTCACGGGTTAAGTCTGCGGTTTCTTGTACCGTTTTAGATGTATTACTTGCAGTTCGTTTTTGACCTTCTTTTATTTCTAACTCTAATCCGTCGTACTCATTTTTTAATTGTCCAAGTGTTATTTTTGCTTCGTGTACTGTGGCTTCGTTTTTCTTCTTTGTTTCCTCAGGGTCAAAGAACGCCTTGGCTATTTTCTTAGAAGCCATTTCGTTAAACTCATTGACCATAGTATTAAGGTCTTTACTGATAACCTTACCTTTACCCATTAATTCGGACGCTTTGTTAATTGCCCATATCATTGCGTCAATTGGAACGTTAACCATTTTAATCGTTCCCGTCATCATTTCGAGAATAAACCGCGCTACTTTTTCGGCGTTTTTCGCTGACCTTTCAACTGCTTTCTGTTCTCGTTTTTCTCTATCAATAGCAATCTTTAAATCTATTTCCGCACCTTTAATGGATACTTTTAATTTATCCATTCTCATTTTACGAATTTCGGCTTCCGTTTTCCCTTGTAGTTTTAACGAGTTTTCTTGTAGTCCAAATATTTCTAACGAGCGCTTATCTGTTTCAACTCTTTTTGCGGATTGCTTAGCTAATTTTTCTTGTTCTTTACTAACACCGTAAATAGATTGTTTGATATCATCCCAATAAGCCACCATAACGGCAACAGCTGTAATCGCAAGTCCTATTCCCGTAGCGGCAAACGCTTTACTACTTTTTGACATCGCGTTAAATCCATCGATTACGTTGTTCTTAATAGCTGTAATTGCGGGCAAGGCTTGTTGCATTGTAGTAATCGCGGCAGTCATTTGCATAACGGCTTGAAATTTCATCATGACTTTTTGAGCCGCTTCGCTTTCGATACCAAATAACGTCATTGCACCCGAAGCCATATCGAACCCTCCTTGGATACCTCCGAGCGCGGTCTGCATTCTCATAGCTCCTGTCATTGCCATCGCCTCTAAAGCCATATCTACGCGCGTGATTTGCGCTTGTGCGGCAGCGGCTTCCCTTGCTGTATTTCGGAATTCCTCGCTTGTCATGTCTCCCGCGCTTGCCATGCGGTACATTTTGTCGGTAAGGATTCCGACTTTCTGTCCAAGGTCTGCATTCGTGGCGGCGTATTCTTCGACTGCCATGTCGGCTTCGATAATCTTTTGTTTAAGTTCCCCCGCTTGCTTAGCTAACTTTTTAAATTCTTCGGTATCCTTTTTTCCCTCTAAGGCCATTTGGTACAACTGGTCTTCTAAAAGACCGACTTGCATACCTAAGTCCATCGAAGTGGTTGAAGCACGCTCAATAGCGATATCCGTCTCCATTACGGTACGCTTCAAGTTACCGACTTGTTGAATAAGGTCTTTATATTCTTGCGTGTTTTCCTTACCCGCCAAAGCCATTTCATAAAGGCGGTCTTCTAAAACAGAAATTTGCGCTGATACGTCGTTACTCGCTACGGATAAATTTTCAATGTCTTTGCTTACAAGGTTTGCGGCTTGGTTTGCACGTCCAAGCATTTCCGCTAACTTGTTGTATTCAGCAGTTCCACGTTTACCCGCTTGGGCTAACGCTAACATATCGTCCTCGAGTTTCGACATCGCTTTACTCGCGTCGCCGTCCATCGTTTGAACTAAGTCCTGAAATTCTTGGTCTAACTTGTTAACTTCTTTTTCAACCGCTTGTAGTCCTTTGGTTGCTTCCTTACTATCGACGTTTAAACTTACGCTATATTCCTCAGCCATTTCTTTGTGCTTTTTTAAATTTTGCTTCCCTTCGTGTTTGCTCAAAAACCTCTTTTACCGTTTTGGGAATTTTGTATTTGCCTTTGGCTATTTCTATTAGTTCGCTTTCCCCATACCACGGGTCTATTCTAAGCATTTGTAGTATTTGTTCTATCACCATTCAAAAGTTAAAGGTTCTACTTCCGTGTTTCCGTTGTCGTAAGTGTAAATTATGCTTACGGTTTCAATGTTTATTGCGTATGGTTCGGCTACAATTACATCCAATCCGTCCTCGCTTACCAAAATATTTATTCCGTCTTCTGAAACTATTTCCTCTACTGGCGTAGGGTTAACAGGGATAGTAAATTCTACTTCAGTCTCAGTGGTCATTGTGTAAACGTCGGCAGTTATACTTGTTCCTGTTACGTCAATGTCCGCTTGAATTACTCCATTTGGAAATAGAATAGGTTCTTTGTGTTTAGTTATTCCTGGTTTTACAGGTATGAACTTCTTCCTTCTTACAGGTCTAAAGTCGTGAAGCAATGTAAAGTTAACCTCGCCGTTTGTAAGGTTGCTTTTCATTTCGTTTATAATGTATCGCTTGTCACGAATCACTAACCTATCGTTTAATTTTAGATTGGTAAGTATGCGTAAAGGTAAAACCGTCTTTACGTCCGTTAATCTGTTCTGTAAATTGAACATATTCTGTAAGTACGGGCGATAGTAAACATCGTATAATGAATTCGGAATCGTGTTTAAGTAGAACGAACTAACTTCCTGTCCGAAATTTAACGACCATTGAACGCTATTGTACGTTGTGTCCTGTCCGAAGACGGCGTAATCTGTTATAATGTTTGCGGTAATCCCATCGCTAAAATATAGAAAGCAATCCTGTATTTTATCGAAGTAAAGAATTACGGGTTTAGGTACATAAGGTTGAAACGTCGGTTCTTCTTGTAGATAATATCCAACTTGTACATTGGTGTTTGTGAAGTTATTAAACAAAGGTTGTTCAAAAGGTACTTGCACTACGTATTCTTGTCCGTCGTAAGGGTAAGAGTTTGACAGGTCTCCGTATTCACGCGAGTTTAACTGAAAAAATTTACGATTCATAAACGACGCGCATTGCTCATGCTTAAACTCAATCTTTTTGTAAAGCGGTACGCGGCTTATATTGATTTCCTCTAAATCAGTGTACTCTGTTATGTCGATAATATTACCTTTCGAATACCAATCCTCTAATGGTTCAATCTGAAACGTGTTTTCGTCGATTGGGTAGCACGTCAAGTTGAACTCTTTAAGCAACCCCGCGAAGTAATCCGCTACCTTCATGTCGGGCATATTCGCCGCTACATTTAGATTATTCGTAAATACTTGCGTTCCAGTGTTCGTGTAAAGGTAGTCGTTCGCGCTTTGTTGTACGTTGAATTGGTCGGTGTATAAATAAGACCAATTATAAACCATTTGAAACGTTAAATTGACGGGTGCTTGTGAGTATATTTGATAAGTGATTGACGAATCCAAACCAGGGTCATTAACCAAACTTACGATTAAGTTATTTGACAATCCAAGGTTGTTAATCGTGTTTGTAAGTATTCCGTTTTGGTAAACTTGAATTGTGTAAGGCGTGTTATTCGATGCGGCGGTAACATTCAAGTAAACGAAATGCGTTCCGCTATCTACCCAAGGTCGGTACTGAACTCGCAACGTGTCGGTAGTTAAGTCCATAGCATCAAACATATATTGATAGTCCAATGAACTAATAACATTCAACGTCGTGAAGTCGGGGCTTTGAACCTCTGAAACTTGGGTAAATGTCTCTTTGTTTTTTAGGTGTAAAAACGAATTACTAAAACGCGGGTCACTTAAAAACAACCCTTGAAACGTTACGCCGTATGCAATTCCTATTGTGCGAAGTATTTCTTTGTTCTTTAACGCGGGAAATAGTTCCGTGTATTCAATCGCTCCTAAAGCTGAATCGATGTTGTCATTCGGTGTGCTTGGTTCGTTATATTGCCAAACCCGACGCGAACTAATCAAAGGGTAACGAATATCGTAATCGGTCGTACCTGTTACGCGCGCTTCCACTTCTGCGTAATCGTAAAAGTGTGCATAGGGTGAAAAGTCCAACTGCCCTAACTTGTCCTCTCCAAACCTATCTTTAAGCGTTCTAATCTCTCCGTAGAAAGTAACCTTGTATGCGTAAGGTTGTCCGTTTTTTA